TATGTTGTACAAATGACTGAGAACCATAATTTAATTATTGAAAAACTAGTTGATGATGTCGATAGACTCGGTGTATTTGGTTTTTCTTTCTTAGACCAAAATCAAGATAAAGTACAGGCTGCTATTATTGATGGAGTATATCCTTCATTTGATACTATCGCAGACGGTTCTTACAAAGTATCACGTCCTCTATACTTCTATGTCAAAGATAAGCACATTGGAGTAGTCCCAGGCATTGAAGAATATGTCAAACTATTCATGTCAGATCAAATGATAGGCGAAGATGGCGTGCTGTACGAGCAGGGACTAATTCCTGTAGCTAAATAACAGCTAAAAAAGCAAATTTAAAATTGACACTTACTCCTGATTAGCGTATTATTAATATACAACTAATCAGGAGTTTTTTATGTACTTTAACAAAAACGAAACTAACTGGAGACTGTCGCAGTGTTGTCAGTTTCACGATAAACAAAAAGCAAAAAGGTATAATTTTGGAACAACAACTAAAACATACGCCCTCAAAGAAGGAGGAAAAGAAAGAGTTCAAAGCAAGGCTCTCTCAAACTGTAAAAAGCTGGAGGATATTCTCACAACGCATTTTCCAACTCAGCCAATACATTTTAGGAGTTTTCGTATCTCGTCTGAGCTATTCCCTTGTTACACTCTTGATTTTACCGCTGACTGGTATGCTGAAATTTGGGAAGATATTAAACAAATTCTTAAACGAGCTGGAGCAGCCGCGAAAGCTAATTCTGTTCGTCTTTCTGTCCATCCTGGTCAATACACTGTTCTTGGTTCTAATAACCCACAAGTCGTAGAAAATTCCATAAAAGATTTAGAATATCACGCATTGTATGGTTCTCTGATGGATATTCCAGCAGAAGAATTCACGATGAACATTCACTTACAAGGATTATATGGAGGAAAACATGAAGATGGAATCAAGAGATTCGCAACTAACTTCCCCTACCTTTCTGAGTACGCCCAAGGTTGCCTTGCCGTCGAAAATGAAGATAAACCCAATGGGTACGACATCCGCCACACACTTGAACTTGCGCAGAGAATACCTATACGATGCACACTCGACACGCATCACTATGCCTGCCATAGAATGGTTAAGACTGAGAAAGTTAAGGTGGGAGAGAAAACGGTCAATAGGAAAGTGCGAGACGTGGATCACATCTCCCACACAGACGACTACTTCCGTGAAGCTGTCAAGTCATGGAAAAGCGTACGCCCGCTGTTCCACAAATCTCAATCCTTCCACCCCGATAATCGAGATTATTGGATGAAACCTAACGCACACTCGGAAACATACTGGGACGAAGAGCTTATGGCTCGCCATGTGCCTATGCTAGAATATGCCGACTTTGATATCGAAGCTAAATTCAAAGAAGTTGCTGTGAAAGGCTTTTATGACTTTATCAAAGCTGAAGAAGAGTATGCGGGAGAGCCTATTAAAACAAAGACACTAGTGTAATTATCCAATACAAATGTACATTATGTTTGACAGACACCCTCTATTTTAGTATAATATACAAAATGGAGGGTTTTCAATGGCAAGAGTAAACATAAGCGAAATTCCTGAGTCTAAAATCAGACAAGTTATCTGGATGCTAAAAACAAATAAAACTAAGAAAGCTTGTTGTGAGCATCTTGGTATTGCTTATAATACAAAGCGTTTAGAAGCAATTATTGAAGAATTTAGACAAAAAGAAGCAAGACAAAAAGAGCTAAAGAAAAAAGCACGAGCAAAAATATTAACACCTAGCGAAATAGAACAAATTGTTAGTGATTATCTAGATGGTGATAATCAAACTAATATTGCTAGACGGCTATACATAAGTCCTCAGCGTGTTAAAAAAGTTTTGATGGAAAATAATGTTCCAATCAGGGCTAGAGGTAAAAACAAACCAGCACAAGTAGATCACGTTGTTCAAGATCTTGACGTTATTTTTAAATCAGGGGATAGAGTATTTGTACCTTCTAAAAACGCTTTTGCAAAAGTAAGAGATGTTTATGACGAAGAATGGATCAACTACTATAGAGAGCCTTTGCGTAGAAAATATGTAGAGCTTCACGGTATGAAACACGCCAAAGCAAGGCATGGTGTAGATTTTGAAGGAGTTGAAGATGTTCACTATAGCATCTATTGTGAGTATGATAATGGTACTTCTTGGAAACAGTTTGCTATCTGGCGAGCAATTAAAAAAGCAGAAACTACAATCGAAGAGACTGGTCGCGAAAGCTATCTAGTATATCTTGAAGGAGATAAAGCAGGATATTTTGCAGGAACCAGAGACAAATTCTATCCCGTAAAGAGTAAATAATATATGAATATTGACCTCCAGAAACTGACAATCAAAAGGCTATTGTCAGAACAAAATCATGACTTTTTTACTAAACTTAGCCCCTACTTTTTTTCGGGGGCTAATTCTTCTTTATACAACAAAGTAGAGTCTTATTATAAAGCAAATTTAAAAATTCCTTCTGAAGAAGAGTTTTATCTAATCAATAAAGATGCTTCAGCACAAGAGTATTTTGAAACTCAGATTGTAGCATCTGAAAAATATGCTGATATAGATAATGATTTTATCATTGCTCAACTACAAGATCACTTTGTTAGAGAAGAAACTATTTCTTTCTTAGATAGCTACATAGATCAGTTAGAAGATTTAGAAAAAATAGAAATAGTTGATAAGATACAAAGTCATTTACTTAAACTAAATAGTGCATTACCGACCTCAGACGAACTATTTGATGTTGCTGATCTTGACTTCTTTCCTCAAGCAGACGATTTTAAACTATATCCTTCAGGACTGAGTGCGGAATATGATGCTATCAATGGTGGTTTTGGATCACAAGAACTAGTCTTACTAGGAGGTAGGAGAGGTTCTGGTAAGTCTATCATATCACTAAACTGTTCTGTAAATAGGTTTTTACAGGGGTCTACTGTTGCTTTCTTCAGTATTGAGATGCGGTATAAGGAGGTTCATGACAGGCTTTTAAGTATTATTAGTGATGTACCTTTCTTAGATATTTATAAAAATAAACTTTCCGAAGAACAAAAACTAAAACTAGCTAAATCTAAACTTGATTACTTCTTTGATAATCAAGATCAAAAAGCTATTGACTACTATACTCAACTAGAAAAAGATAGAGATTTTTCTGCCTTTGAACAAAAAATGAAGTTTGATAAACCAGAGTATAAAGAAAATAGGTTTTTTATTATTGATGATGCAGGACTAACATTAAATAGAATAGATCACTACTGTAATATGTTTCAAGCTAAATATCCTAGATATACTATGGCTTGTGTAGACTATATTAATATTATTAGACACGAAAAACAAAAAGATTGGAAAAGTCAGATTACTATTGCAGAAAACCTAAAGTTAATGAGTAGAAAATACGACTTAACTATGTTTTCTCCGTATCAAATTGATGCTGGAGGAGAAGCTCGTTTTGCAAAAGGTATTCTTGATTCTGCGGATCGAAGTTTCAACTTTTTCCCACCAGATGAAAATAATGATCCTAATAGAGTAGCTGTTCATACAACTAAAATTCGTAATGGAAGAACTATGAATTTTGATATTGGAATGAACTGGGAGTGTACAAAAGTTGTAGCTTCTGACTCGAATCTGATTAATGAAAAGCCTTTTGCAGCAGCTAGATATGGATCAGAAGAAGACAAACAACCTAAACGTACTAGAGAAATTGAAAGAGACCTATAATGGATTTAGTAGATTTACTTAACGAAAAAGGTATAAATTATAAAAAGTCTAATAATCCTAGTGAAATACTAATTACTTGTACTTCAGGGGAACATGTAGATAAAGATCCTAGTCTAAGTTACAATTTAGAAAAAGATATGTTTCACTGTTGGAGTTGTGGTTTTAAAGGAAGTAAGCGAAAGTTTTTAGAAAGTATAGGTATCAGTAGTGAAATCACTTTTGAAACTAAACAGGCTTTTAAAATACAGAAACTAAAAAACAAACTTCAAAAACTTATTGAAGCAAATGAGTGTAACATGCCTACAGAGTACAGAGGATGGACTCAAGGTTTTAGAGGTATTGATGAAAAAACTGTAAAAGAGTTTAAAATGTTTACTACTTCCGAAATGGGGTTTGAAGACTATGTATGTATTCCTGTATATCAATTCGGTAAACTAAAGTTTATTGAAGGAAGATACAGATTTAATTCTAAAAACAAACCAAAATACAATAGAAAACCTGCAGGAGTTAATGTATCTAATATAGCATTCCCACTAGACAAACTTGAAGATAAATCTAAAGTACTCATTGTTGAGGGTATATTTGATATGTTAAATATGTGGCAACATGGGTTTAGGAATGTATTATGTGTTTTTGGAACACAAAACTTTAATGAACAAAAAGTAAAGCTATTTGATGATATTGGTATTAGAAATGTTCAAATTATGTTTGATGGAGATGCGGCAGGACAAAGTGCTGCTGCTAAAGTGAGAAATCTTCTAACTAAAAACAATATTTCTTCGTCTATAATTAAATTGCCACTTGGAAAAGATCCTGGTATTTTGGTACCAGACGAAATAAATAGTCTATTGTCTAATGGATAAAAAGTTGATATAATGATGAATGAGTTAAAAAAGAGGAATAATGATGAGTAAGAAAATTGCGTTTGTTTATCCTGCTAAGATAAATAATCCTGATAAAGCATTAACAAAATTTATGGATAAACCTGTTCAAGATCAAGCAGACTATGTTTTCTTGTGTTCACAAGAAAAAGAAAAAATCCTTAAAAAAGATATTGATTGTGACATAGAAAAACTAAAAAATGACTATGAGATTATTGTACCTATTGGTGCTGAGTCTTTAAAGTATGTATGCGGTTTGACTGGTATTACTAAATACAACGGAATGTTTATTGAAAAGAAATATCTTCCGCTACTTAATCCTTCTATGATAGTTTTTAAACCACAATATGAAGAAGATATTATTAAAGCGTTTTCTATGTTAAATAGAATATTAGCTGGAGAAGTGGATAATACCACTCATGAAAAAGATTATAGATTTATTGATACTAGAGCTGGATTTGAAAAGTATCTTGAAGATTTACAAAACGCTAATCCTATTGTAGTTGATATTGAAACTTCTGGACTTAATCCAAGAAGTTCAAACGTGTTAGGTATCGCCCTAAGTACAAAACCTCATGAAGGCATCTACGTATCTTCTGAAATATGTCATGCCTATAAACAACAACTGCACGATCTTTTTGCAAGTAGAAAATGTATTTTTCATAACGGAAAATTCGATATGGGATTTTTAGAGTATGAATTCGATTTTGATTTTCCTGACTTTGACGACACTATGTTGATGCACTATTGCCTTGAAGAAGCTGTAGGAACTCATGGGCTGAAATCTCTAGCACTGCGATTTACAGACTTAGGAGATTATGAAAAAGAACTTGATGACTATAAAAAAGTATTTTGTCGTAAAAACAAAATCAAACTAGAAGATTTTAACTATGGGATGATTCCGATTGATATTCTCGCGCCTTACGCTGAACGTGATGCAGATGCCACGTTTCAACTTTACAACAAGTTTTGGCCTCTTATTGATAGAAGTGAAGGCTTTACAAAACTATATAAAGAAATACTATTACCCGCAACATCAGCACTTATGCGGCTTGAAAAGAATGGCGGATATATAGACACGTCAATGCTACAAGAAGTAAAAGCAGGCTACGAAATTGATATTGAAGAGTGTATTAATGAAATTTCAATGCACGAAGCTGTTCAAAGATATGAAAGACTAAACGAAAAAACTTTTAATCCTAACAGCACAGTACAATTACGAGAAGTGTTCTTTAAGATTCTAAAACTGAAATCGACAAAGAAAACATCTACAGGGGCTGAATCTACTGACAAAGAAGTTCTACAAGAACTAAATCACCCTCTGGCAGAGGCAATTCTTGATTTAAGAGAAAAAACAAAGCTAACTAATACCTACTTATCTAATATCCAAAACGGGGTAGACCAAGATAGTCGTCTTAGATCAGGATTTAATATTCACGGAACTACTTCTGGTCGTTTGTCTTCGAGCGGTAATCTTAACTATCAAAACATTCCTCGCGATAATAAAGATATTAAAAGAATGTTTCGTGCTAGACCTGGGTTTAAGATTATGCAGTGCGACTTACAAACAGCCGAAGTATACTATGCAGCTGCTCTAAGTGGTGATAAGTTTCTACAACGAGCTTTTATTGAAAAACTAGACTTCCACTCTTATGTAGCTAAACAAATATTTAATCTTCCTTGTGAAGTTAACGAAGTAAAAAATACTTTTGGAGATAAAAGACAGCACGCAAAAGCTATCACTTTTGGTATCATGTATCAAGCTGGTCCTGCTAAAATCGCAGAAACTGCTAATGTAGGATTTACCGATGCAAAATCTTTTATTAACAAATACTTTAGTGAAGCCTATAATCTCAAGCGCTGGATTGATTCAGCTAACCGTCAAATTGAAAATAATGCGTATATATACTCTCAGTTTGGACGTAAACGTAGATTACCTGAATCTCGATCTCCTAATCAAGGAGTAGCAAAGCACGCTATTAGGTCTGGGGTAAACTTCCTGGTTCAGTCAGTTGCCTCTGATATTAATGTTTTAGGATTAATTGACGCAATGAAATGGATTGATGAAAAAGGTTATCAAGAAGATATTCTGCCTTTTACAGTTGTTCATGACTCTATTGTTGCAGAGGTTAGAGATAATCTTTGTGAAGAGTGGGCAATCAATTGCACTAAAGCACTTCAAACTCCTAGAGGAGTCGAAATCGAAGGATGTCCTATTGGAGTAGATTTCGAGATCGGGCCTAGTTGGGGAGAGCTGAAAGGATTTAGTGTATGATAAATAAGATAATTGACAAGATTGAATACCCAGCCTTTGCTTTAAAAGATGTGCCTTTTAAAGTGTCTTACAAAGAAGACTCTATCATTATAACAAAACAGCCTCATGGTAAAGAGTATATTTTTGATATAATGGTAGAAGATGTAGAAAAGTACTCAGAAAGACTTTTTAAACTAGAAGAACAACACCCAGACAACCGAATTGTTTTTGATTATAGTATAATAAACAGAGAACAGTTAGTTTTTAGTTATGAAAATCTAGAATGGTGTGTAGATTCTAGCGGTCAGATTTATAATCTAACTCATAAACAAAATCTACCTGTAGAGTGTAGAAAAGTAATAAAACTAAAAGATAAAAAGGTATGGCTAGACAAAATACTCGCTCCTTTTGATCTAAAAGTGCCTGTAGAGAATAGTAACGTAGACGAGTTATGGGCAACTATTGTAAATATCAATGGAGAGTGGTTCCTAAAAAGTTTTTCATACGAGTATGAGAATTATAGTGATTACATAGTTATATGACAGATAAGATTAAAGTAAAATATGCAGAACTATCAGATAAGATTTATATTAATGGTTCTGACATAGAAGATATAGAAAAATTTGAAAGAGCCTATAGTTATATTTTAGACGATGTAGCTTTCTATACGTATGACTATGACGAAGAAGAAGATATTTACTCTGTTCCTTCAAACTCCTACTATAAGTTAGAGATAGAAAACTATAAAGACTCAAGAAACTTCTTTGCAAATGAAGACGCTAAATTTTCTTTTAGCGGTAGTTTAAGACAAGAACAACAAGATGTTGTAGACGCTTTTTTTAAAATTGGTAGAGTCAGAAGTGGGTTATTCCAGGCTCCCTGTGGTTGGGGTAAGACATATGCAGCCTGTTCTTTAATAGCAAAAGCTGATATGCCTACACTAATTATTGTGCATACAAAACTATTATTTAAACAGTGGCAACAAGAGTTAGAAAATTTAATTCCTGGAGTAGAAATAGGAGTTATCGGAGATGGAGAGTTTAAACTAACCAATCTAACGGTGGGAATATATAAAAGCGTACATAACAATATGGAAAAAATCAGAAATAACTTTAGTCTAATTTTTGTTGATGAAGCTCACCTATGCCCTGCTGACTTATTCTCAACTACTGTAAACAATATTAATTGTAAAATTAAGATAGCTGTTACTGCTACTCCAAGAAGAAAAGACGGTAAACATATTGTTTTAAATGATTTTTTTACCCCCTTCAGAGTCGTAGCTAGAGATGAAAAAGAACACGAAACTCCAAGAATAGAATTAATACATACAGATGTAGGATTTAATGTGATAGAGCCAAAAAGAGATTGGTCTAGGCAGATGAATAAAATTACACAGAATAAAGCACTACTATCTCTTATTGCGAAAGAAGCTACACAAGATATAGCTAATGGCAGATGTTTACTAATATTATCTGAAAGAGTAGATATGTTAAAAACTCTTCAAAAAATGATAGATAAAAGTGTTTTGCTTATTGGAGAAACTACAGAGGATAATAGAAAAGAGATACTAAAAACAGCTGGATCTAAATATATGGCTATTCTATCTACTAAAATATTTGATGAAGGTATCTCCTGTCATAGACTAGACACGTTATACTTAACCTGTCCTAATAATAATCCTATTAAGTTAGAACAAAGAATAGGTAGAATAATTAGAGAACATCCAGAAAAAAATGTTCCACTAGTAAAAGACTTTTGGTTTAAAGGAGCCATAGTAAATAATCAACAAAGAAAACGACTTGCTTGGTATCAAAGCAGGGGTTATATTATATGAAATACGAATATAGCTGGTTTGATCTTAGACAAAAAGCCAACTACGAACCGGAATCTATATTAATCTTGACATTTGCTCTGACAAAAAGCTATAATTCTATTATAGCGTGGAATTCAAAACACTTATTAAATTCTTTAAAAATAAGTAGAATCCCAAACACACTATTTAAAAGAAAATTATTGATAAATTCTAATAAAGGCATCATAGGACGCTACAAAGCAAAAAATCCTGATGCCTATTTTAAAAATAAAAGATTTATATTTTTAGACATGCCTATAGAACATAAAATAAACTATTTGTATCTACTAGGCCATAGAAAAATGTCTGATACTACTGATTGTCTAAACTATGATATTTTCAAGAATGAAATTGTTGCAAACTTAGACAATCCACTGATAAAACACGAAACAAACAACTTAAAATTCATATACGAAGGAGAATGATCATGGTATCATGGGACAAAACTCAAGGAATTAAATCACAAGGTTCAAGCGAGAGAAAAGAAATTCAAAGAATTAGTCTTCAAAACGGGGATAATAAAATTCGTCTAGTAGGAGAGGTTTTACCTCGGTACGTATACTGGCTAACTACGAAAGAAGGTAAACGTATGCCAGTTGAGTGCTTAAAATTTGATAGAAATACAGAGCAGTTCTCAGGGACAGAAGATCCTTTTGATGAAATTTCTGCTGACATCTATGCAGATAAGCCTCAGTTTGCTTATGTGTGTAATGTAATTGATAGAAATGATGATCAAGTAAAACTATTTGATCTGAAAGCTACTATTTATCGTCAGATTGTCGATTTTGCAAAAGATGCAGAATATGGAAATCCTGCCGATGAAACTACTGGTTACGATATCACTATTGTAAAAGAAAAAACTGGTCCTTTACCACAAAACGTAAAATATACAGTTCGTCCTGCAAGAGCGTCTACAGCTTTAACTGATAGTGAAAAAGAAGCTGATCTATTTGAATTAGATCGCATTTATAAAAGACCAGACTATACAGAGCAAAAAAGATGGCTCTTAGAAAATACTGCACTATTTGCAGGAGATGATGATAATTCATTTTCTCCAGAAAGCGTTGAGGACTTAGACTAATGGCTAAAAAATATAAGCTCTCTGATATACTAGACGAGAATAAAGAGACTAATAAAAACACAAAACCTAAGAAGACTGATAGTAGCACTATGTCTCTGCCTTCTGCAATTAAACACGTAGAAGGTAATCAAGTAACTATTGATACATCGGTTTTAAGGGAAAATAATATCTTTTTCGCCACTCCTTGTTATGGAGGGCTTATAACTGATCAGTATTTTTTAAGTATGTTTAAGACTACTCAAGCGCTAATTCAACACGGTATCAATTTTAGACTTACAACTCTTAGAAATGAAAGTTTGATTTCTAGAGCTAGAAATATTCTAACGGCGATGTTTTTAGAAAGCAATTGTACACACCTAATGTTTATTGATGCCGATATTGAGTGGGAAGATGACGCAATTATTAGAATGCTGGCTATGGATAAAGATATTATCGCAGGAGCATATCCTAAGAAAACTTTACCGATTGACTATGCAATTAATTTAAAGTTTGTTGATGAAGCTCGCAAACAAGTGAGAGTAGAAAACGGTGCTGTAGAAGTACTAGATGCGTCTACAGGATTTTTTATGGTAAAAAGACAAGTTGTCGAAAGAATGATAGAGTCCTATCCAGAACTGTTTTATGTAAATGATAGTTCTATAGATCCAAAATATAATCAATATTGTTACTCTTTCTTCGATACTATCCACGATCCAGATGATAACAGATATTTGTCAGAAGACTACACTTTCTGCAGACGTTGGCAAAAAATTGGCGGAGAAATCTGGTTAGATCCTAATACAAGGCTTAATCACGTAGGCAGTTATACTTTCCAAGGCGATGTTAATAAAATATTTAATTGGAACAGTGAGTAACTATGTTTAAGATTCTTCACTCTGCTGATTGGCATATCAATCTTCATAAGAAAAAAATACCGATAGAGTGGCAAGAAAATCGTTTCAAGCTCATGTTTGAAAAACTGCATGAGCTTGAAAAGTCTTGTGATATTCATATTATAGCAGGAGATGTTTTTGATAGAAAACCTGAACCTGATGAAATATGTTTATTTCTATCTTACATTAATTGTGTGTCTATTCCCACTTTTATTCTGCCAGGCAATCATGAATCAACACAAAAAGGTAAAACTTT